TCGTCATTGTAGGTAAATTCAGGTTCTCTTAAATCTAAATCTTTAATCTTTTCTAGGTAAAAGTGTTCTAGTTCAGCATTCACTTTTGCCTTTGACCATTTGTTAGGATTAAATGTACCCCAACTAAATGCCATAGCACACACGATACCTGATACAAAAAATATCTTCGTGTATAACCACGCCTTGTTTAATATATTGTCCCAATTAATTTTTTTTGGCATAATAGTCATATCCTGTCCATTCAACTCCCTCGTGGTCTTTAAATGTTTCTAGTTTTGATTGATAAAATGTTAAGTCTGGTTCTAACTTTCTTACTTTGCTGAAGATTACAGCCGCCTGTTTATTTGTAAAGTTGTCGTAAACATCTTTTGCCCATTGTCCTGTGTAATATAGTTTACTTGTACCTGATAAATTAGATGGTTTTATTAGTTCACCTAATTTTATTAATGCCTCACCTACTCTTGCCTTGATATAGGGGTCTAACTCTTTCACTTTTCTCGCCATAATATAACTTTCTTGTTTATTATAAATCTAAACCAAGTTTATTTAACTTTGGTCTAAATGAATAAAATATTTTGTTGTGGTTACCTGTATCACCTTTGATATTCATTTGCCATAAATGGATCATTTCGTGTGCCAAAGTTTCTACAAATTCTTTTTTATTTCTGTATGAAGGTAGCATTTCTAACCAAAATTGCTGTGTACCTTTTCTTTCCCATACCCAAGTTGTTACCTGACCGTAACAAAACTTTTTAGTTTCATCTTTATAAATTTTTTTAATTTGAATATCATTGAAAGGTTGTAATATATTTTTAAACAATGCTTTGTTAATCACATTGAAATACTTTTTAATATCTTTATAGGTAGTTTTATATTTACGATTGCTCGCTAGTTCTCTTTTCAAAACTTTTTTCACTCTCTTGTTTTTGTCTAGTTTTTTCTTTTTCATCTTTGATAACTTGAATAACTCCCATTGTTATACACGATAAAATTATTACTTGTAATTCCATCGGCATTTCTAAAAATATTTCTATCATTGACAATCCTTGTCTTTGATTTTACTATCTTTTAGTAATAAACATTTGTGTTGTTTATCTAATTCTAATCTCAAATCTGTCATAACTCTATCCATAATTAAAGGCAAACTCGCCTCTATGATAGGTATGATCTCTAAAGCAAACTTATGTGCTAAGTTTTGTAGTTCACCCTCTAATACTTTCATTTGGTCTATATCAGTACCTTTTACGGTTTCTACGATAATATGACCTGTCGTGTTTATAACTCTCTCATCTGCTTTTAAAGCATTAAATATACTCCACGACCAGATATATACAAATGCTAAAAATAGATATAATAATTGTTTTCTCATATTATTTATAATAACAGACTTTGAGTACAAAGTCAAGCGATAAAAAGTGTTGATTTTAAAGGGTTTTTAGGGGTGTGCTATGAGAACAAAGCGTGAACACCCCTATAAAATGTGTCGTTATTGTGTGATTCTTACGAAATCATCTGTCCAGTTAAATGTTTCTTTAACTAGATTTGCTGTTAAACCTTTGTATGTATTATTAAGGTTCTTATTTTTAATTGCCATAAGGACTTCAGCGTCTTGTTCGTGTAATCCTTCTAACATTTGTATAAACATAGTTTCTTTTTTCAACTTGTTTATAGCATTGTTTCCACCAACTACAAAATGATATAGTTTCTTTGCCTCGGATGCTAAACTTGTATGTTCAGTACCAGCAGGCGCCTCATTCTTAATATAAGGTGGATTGCCTTCAGGCAAATCAAATTTGATTTTAGGATCAAAAGCAGCTTTTAATAGTTGCCTCATTGCCTGATTGTCAAATTGCTTTAATATAGCAATTTTAGCAGGTTTATCTTTTGCGTTATTGATTCTTGTAAAAATCTCGTGTACAGTAGGAGCACCTGAGCCCTCGTTACCAATACCCGATTGTATTTGTGCGTTTGTTATAGCCATAATATCTCCAATTTAAAAGTCATTAATCTTATCTATCAATGTCTTCAGTTTTTTACCTATGAAGTAAGGTAACAGGAGCGACCTGTCTTTTACTTTATAGTTCTTATATGTATTTATAATGTTAGTTTCTATCGTTTTTGGTATTTGGGACAAGTCAATAAGTTTCTTGTTCCGATTGTAATTCTTTTTTGTTTGTGATCCTAAAGGTATGTTATCTATATCAGACCATTCTTCTAGTTGTGCTTTCTTAATAGGTTTCTGTCTTTCACCTTTTTGAAATACATCATCATCACTTAATATATTAGGTACGCCGTCTGATCTATCACCTTTGATTATTTGTTCTCTTAAAAATTTGATAGGATCCTCTTGTTCACCTATAAAACCTTTTAGTAAAGGCGACCATTGATACACATTACCATAATGATGTAGTTGAATAAAGTCTTTGTCACCTGATACAATTAGGTACTTGTCTTCTTCTTGTAATTTACAAATTGTAGCGATTAAATCATCTGCCTCACTATTAGCAACATACATAACTTTGTATGGAAAGTTTTCTTTTACTTCATTCTTAATTTCTGTAATAATATTAAAGATGTTATCCCAATCAAAAGGACCATCTTGTCTAGCAGCTTTTCTACTATGCTTATATAATGGAAAAAAATCTCTACGCCAAGGGTCACCTGCGTCTGAACATAGTACCATATCACCATATTCTTCTTTGAATTTTACATTGATACCTCTTAAAGAGTTTAGTACCATAAACCTAATCATTTCTTTGTTAGGTTTAACATCTGCTTTACCTCTTACCTGTGCCATCAGGTTTGATATTAACACTTGATTGAGGTCAACTAATATCATAAGTATTTCTTTTTATACCATTTATAAAATGCTTTGTCTTTAAATAAATCCATAACACCTGCCGCTGATATTTGATCGCTTCTGATACAATCAGCATAGTCTTGGTATTCTGATTTTTTAATTTTTGTCATAGATTTATTTTTCATATAAATTTTTTAGTGATTGTTCTACACTAGATAGTGGTTCGTTTTTCTTGTTTTCTTTTTTATAATAATACATTGCAATCAAATAAGCAATAGTAAAACCTACTACTGTTACCGTGCAACCTATAAATCCTAGTAATAATCCGTGTTCTAAATCCATAATATTCTGTGTTGTGTATGGGCGCCGAAGCGCCCTATACTTATTTTAATTATGCTGAGTAAGCAACTTGTTTACCGAACACTTTGTTCATACCAGCAACTAAAATTGCTGTTGATGGTGTTCCAACTCTATAAGATACTCCAGTTTTTTTTGATCTATTTTCATAAATCATTAAACCTTGATTTCTTAATTTGCCAATCATTGCTGCTGGCGATTTAAGGTCGTAAACAGTTCTTAATTGTTTCCAAGTAACTGTAGCACCTTTTTCAAAAAGATTTTTAATCTTTTGAGTTTTAGATAATTTCATATCTTCTCCTTTGTTATTAAATAAAAATTTAAACATATGTTTAAACCCTCTCTTTCTGTCAGTTTTACGACCAGACACGGCGATTGCTTGAGCAATTCTTTTAGTCATCTAAATCTCCATCAGGTTCAAAAAACCCTAGTGTATCATTTAGATCCTTTAATTCTTTTTTAACATCACCTGAAATAGGTTTTGTCATAGCAGGTTTTTCTAACACTTCAGCATAATCTAATTTTGCTGATACTGTACCTGCCTGATTTGTTTTTAACTTAACCATTTTATCTGCTAATTTTTGAGCAGGGTGTGGCATACTGAAATCTCTATAAATCATACCACGCATTACATCAACTAATAATGCTAAGTCTTTTGTAAAGTTTGGATTATTTGTTTTCATTGCTAAATCAACAAAAGCTTTTAATAGAGTCATACTAATATCATCTACAGCAGTTTCAACAAATTGTTTTGTTTGTTGTTTCTGTATTTCTTTAGCAACTTTCTCACCCATTTTTTTTCTTTGAGCGTCAAGTTCTCTACTTCTATCATTTACAATCCTATTAGTAGGAAATTGTATAATCTTGTCGTCTGCCATTGCCTTACTTAACTTCACCTTTGAAATTTACTTTCCCTTGTTTTTCAAAGTATTCAACAAGTTGATTATAACCACCTATTAGTTCTCCGTCAATCTTAATCTGTGGCATTTGTCTTACCTGTTTACCTATATCTTCTAACATCTTGTCAACAGACTCAAATGATTCCATCATCTTTTCTGTGTAGTCAAGGCCAAGGTTCTTAACCAAGTTCTTGGCCTTGGTACAATATACGCAATTGTTTTTACTGTATATTACTATTGTCATTAGATTTCTCCTCTTTTAAAAGATTGTTATAGGCAATGTTTGCCTTCTCTTTTAAATTGTAGGCGTCAACAGCTTCTTCAATAGTGAAGTTGTACATTTTATTGTACTCACCTAAAGGAAGTCTTAAACCAATCCAAGCACGGTAATAGTTTTGTTTAGTTAAGGTAACATCTTGTTCAAAGATTTCATATCCTCTAACTTTTGTGTTCTTAATAACATTTACTAATACAGACTCAACTTCAGTTACAACTGATTTAGTATTTGTTTTACCAAGTTCAGTTATGAATTGTTTTGACTCTTTGTTCATTTCACCTTTGATTATATCAGCAAGTTCACTTTTAGCAAGCATTTTTGCCTTCTCAATCGCAAGGTTTAAGTCTGGCGATACTGCCGTGGCAACACCATAGATACATTGTCTATCTTTGTCTTTACCAAACATTTTGATTTCACACGCCTTTGACTCATTTATGTCAGCCATATACCATTTCGGTACACTATCAACAACTTTGTTGCCTGACTCTTTCTTTATCTTATAATTAGCAGCACAATTAGTCAGCAATACTGACATAACTAATACTCCTAATATCTTCATCTTATTTTTCATCATCTATTTTACACACTCCTTTTCATAGTATATAACAATTCTTGCATTTTGTCAAGCCCCATTTGAACATAGTTAAAAACATCACTAATACCAATGTCGGTTTGAGTTACAACAATTGTAAAGAGTCCGATTATGATTAAATTTTTAATCATTCTACCTCCCATTCACCGTTTATTTTTAAACACATCTTGCCAAACGACCTCAAGGCGTGCTCTGGCCGAGTATAATATCGGCAATATTCTGGAGTAGTGGTTTCTCTATAATAAAACTGAGCAAATAGTTCCCAATAACCTGGTGTTTCTATACCCTTTTTACCATCAGCACACTCCAAAATTTCTTCTTTGATTATTTCGTCACCTTTTTGTTTAATGACTACTTTAATAAAACAATATTGACCATCTGTTTTTTCAGGTGGTATTCCTACAATCTTACTATGTAATATCTTTTCACCTG